GCCGAAGGTTGAGGGCGAGGACGCCATGACCAGCCTGCAAGATCAGGGCGTGACTGTGGACGTTGGCGCAGACGCAACGGAGCTGACGGCCACCATCGACGGCGCGGACGGACAAACCCTGATGGAGTACGTCAGCGGCGACGCGACCGACCTTTCCATGACCATCACGGATCAGGACGGGCGCGTGCTGACCGAGAACGTGACGGGCAACGCGGCGTCCCTGGCGGCCATCATCAACAGCTATAACGGGCGGACGATCACGGTCAACATCACGGGACGAAAGCTGTTTGCCGAGGGCGGACGCGCGACCAGCGCTTCCATATTCGGCGAGGCTGGGCCGGAATGGGCCATCCCGGAGGAACACAGCGAACGGACGGCGGCCCTGCTGAACGCGGCGAGGGAGGCCAGCGGCTTCACCTGGCCGGACATCCTGGCCCGGTTCGGCGGACTGAACAGCAACCCGGACAACCATCCGACGACGATCATTTACAGCCCGACCATCCATGCGGCGGACGCAACGGGCGTCGATCAGGTGCTCCAGGAGGACAAGAAGCGGCTGGATAAATGGTACGAGGAAAAGAAGATGCGGGATCAAGTGGAGGTGTATTCATGACGCTTAGCGGAAAGGGCTACCCTTGCAGTGCCGGGGAAACCTTCGACAGCGTGGCGCTGCTGCTTTACGGCGATGAAAAATACGCCGCCGAGCTTCTGAACGCCAACCCTCACCTTTGCACGATCCCGGTATTCACGGGCGGCGAAATGCTCCTGCTCCCGGTGATCGAAATGCCGGAGGACGAGGACGAGGAGGCCAAAATGCCGGACGTGCCCCCGTGGAAGGAGGCGTAGCACATGGCAGAGATCGGAAGATGGAACGGGCACAAATTTGAAGTGTCCAGCAGCCTGATACGGAGCTTTACCGGCCTGCAAATCAATGGATCGAGCGAAACCGAGGACAAGGAGGACGGAAGCCAGAAATACGTTTCCCGGAAGAAGGGAAAGCCGGTTGAAGTGAGCTTTACCATCCACCTTAACGCCCGCCTGGGATGCAACGTGCGAAGCGAAGCGCTCGAATTTGTGTCCGAGGCGCGGGCTGGGAAAAAGGATTACTTCTACGTCGGCAACGAAAAGCTGGTGACGTGCCAGCTCATGCTGACGGACGCGACGGTGAAGGAAATCGGCCTGATAAACAAGGGCACCTGGACGCAGGCCGACGTACAGGTGACGATGAAGCAATGCAGCAAGAACGACGGCGCTTCCGGCGGGAGCAAAAAGGTTTCCGTGAAAAAGACCTCCACGACGACCACCAAGAGCACGAATATTGTCCAGAAGATCGCCGAGGGCGTCAAAAACGTGGCGACAAAAGTCGTCAACGGCGTAAAAAAGGCCGTGACCACCGTCAAGAATGTACTGACCGGCAAGACCAGCGTCGCCAGCGCCGTGACGAGCGCCGTCAAGGCGGGCGTTTCCGCCGCGAAGAAGGTTGTGACAGCGGCCAAGGCGGTGAGCACCGTCAAGAAAGCAACCACCACCAGCTCGGCGTTGAGCAAGATCAAGAGCGTTGTGCTGTTTAAGAAAAAGTAAGGAGGGGCGGGCATGGCACAATATCAGATTGACAATATCGCCTCTCCCATCGACTGGCAGGAGGACGACATTGTACAGCGGACGCTTCAAAACGCGAAAAACCTTCTCATGTGCAGGATGGGCGAAGTGCCCTATGACCGATACATTGGGTTTGATCCGGCGCTGTATGATCTGCCCATTGAAGAACTGCGGGCGGAGCTGCTGCCGGAACTTGACCGCGTGATGATGTGGGAGCCGGACGTGGAAGTGGTGGACGCGGAGGCGACCATCCTTGACGACGGAAGCGTTTACATCAAAGTGATTATCGAAGTGACCTTTGAAGAAGGGGCATAGAAAGGACGGTGAAAACATGGACAATACCGAGCTTCATTATCTGACCTATGACCCTGACGCGATATGGGAGCAGATGATGATTAACTACGTCGAGGCGGGCGGCGACATCCTCTATCCGGGCGACGAAAAGTACATGCTGCTGCGGAGCGTGCAGGAGGACATCGTACAGGTTTTTGCGGGCGTGGACAACGCCCTGCGCATGGCGACCCTGCGCTACGCCGTGGGCGACTATCTGGACGTGCTGGGCGAGCAAAGGAGCTGTCCGCGCATCCAGGCGACGGCGGCGACGGCCACCGTGACCATCACCACCAACGCGACGGGCAAATCCGACGTGCTGGAGGCGGGCACGGCCATGACGGCGGACGGCGAAATCTTCTATCTGTTGGTGGAGGATTTGACCCTGACGGGCTACGCGCAGACGGTGACGGTGGAGGTTGTCGCAGACCGCACGGGCAGCGTCGGAAACGGCCTGCTGGCCGGATCGGAAATGGGCCTTGCCATTACCAACGGCGGCGTAAACAGCATCATCGTGGCGACGGACGCCAGCGGCGGAAACGAGGAGGAGGACGACGAAACCTACCGCGCCCGCATCCGGGAATACGGCCTTGCGAGCGTTTCCACCGGCCCCGAACAGCAGTACGAAGCCGTAGCAAAGGCCGTAAGCTCCGAAATTCTGGACGCCAAGGCGCTGAACATGGGCGCGGGCAACGTGGGCGTATATCTGCTTCTGGCAAGCGACACGGGCGCGGCGGCCATCATGCAAAGCGTTCTGGACGCGCTTTCGGCGGAGGACGTGCGGCCTCTGACCGACAACGTGAGCGTTTACCGCGCGGCGGACGTGGCCTATACGCTGAACGTGCGCTATGCGAGCGACAACAGCAGCGCCACAAGCGCGGCGATTGCGACGGCGGTGAGCGACTACCAGACGTGGCAGGATCAGGTAATCGGGCGGGCTTTCAATCCTGACCGGCTGATGGTGGCCATCTACCAGGCGGGCGCGACGCGCGTTACCTGGGGCGACGGCAGCAACTTCAACGGCGGGGCCGTCACCTATACCGAGATCGGGGCCAGCCAGCGATGCAAGGGCACTATCACCTTGACGGCCCTTTCCTAAAGGCGGTGACGAAGAATGTTCACGTTTGACGTAACAAGGCACGTCCCGCGCTTTATCCTGCAAGACAAGAACGGGTACGCCGTGGCAAAAGCCATCGAGGCCGCTGTGCAGATCATGAACGACACGATCCAGCAGGGCGTCGATTGCGTGCTGAACTACGACACGATGCCAGAATGGCGGCTTGATGAACTGGCCTGGGAAACCAACTGCCTGTACGACTACAACGCCGACCTGGAAACAAAGCGCCGATGGATCAAGAACGCGATCCCTCTGTACCGCCTGTTCGGCACTCCGCAGGCGGTTTATCAGTACATCGGCGGCTATTTCGGGGCCGTTGACCTGGAAGAAAACTGGCAGTACGGCGGCGACCCGTATCACTTCCGCGTGACTGTGGAAGGAGAATGGACGCCGGAAAACGAGGCGTGGGCAAGAAAGGCCATCGGCATGGCAAAGAACGTGCGCAGCGTGCTTGACAGCCTGCGCATCGGAAGCAAGTGCAAGATCGGGATCATCGCCACGGGCGAGGTTCTGGCGCGCTTCGGCTACCCGCTGACCGGCACGGAGAATTGGGCCGGACGCTGGCCGCAGGAAAACACCCTGGGCATCGTCGGAGAAAACGACATCCAGGCCGCACAAGCGGAGGACACATACGCCCGAATCCTTTACAAGATGTGCGGCGCGGATGAAATCTGACGAAAAGGAGGATTAAGACAATGGCGGATGTATTCACGCTGGACAGCACCTACCTTGCGGCGAAGCGGAAGGAGATCAAGAACGATCCTTCCTACGCGCGGTACAAGGTGGAGAGCACCTGGTATCAGGCAAAGATCGAAAATGCCGAAGTGCTGAACAGCGGCGTTGTGGAAGTGACGTTCCTGATTGACCACACCGTAAGCGGCAACATTACGGTGACGGGCGTCGAGCTGTACGACCACAACGGCGTGAGGATCGGCAGCAAGGCGGTGAGCATTGCGAGGGCGGACGCCACCGAGGGCATTTTGTATGTTTGCCGGTTCCAACTGTTCCAGGTCACGGAGAACACCAGCAATACCGGCGCGTATGACGCGCTGTAAAGGGAGAAGGTGAAAACAGTATGAGCTACAACAAGCGGATTGGATGGAAAGACCATGTGGTGCAGCGCCCCAGGACGTACACCGAAGCGACCAACAGCGACGGGAGCAAGACCTTTACGCCCGCGCCCGGAACGGTGATCCAGCAGGGCACGGCACAGAGCGCGACCAACTTCAACACCATGGATGAAGCCTTGCAGCATATCAGCATCGCCTACGATATGCTCATGACGATTCACCAGGCGGAGGTTCGGGATGCACAGAAACGGATCGAAACCCTGGAAGCCCAGGCTGCGACCCTGACAAGCTGATTGAGAGGAGGACACCCCGATGGATGAAAACGAAATCCTGACCCCGGAGGAGGAAATCACGGCGGAGGAAGTTATGCCCGACGTGCCGGAGGACGACCCGGAGGAATGGGATCGCAAGCGCAAGGAAGCATGGGAAGCGGAGCTGGCCCCTTTCAAGGCCCTGCGCGCCCAAATCAACGAACACGACGAGCTGATGGCCGAAACCTTGTATGAGGTTACGATGCTGGAACTCGGAGAAATGGAGGGATAAAAAATGGCCTATAACCTGATGAAGCGGATCATTCTGAACGCGAAGAAGGACGGCACGCTGGAGGAAAAGCGGGCCGGGATCATGGACAAGCTGGACGCCTTTCTGGCCGCTGACCGGCTGACCGCCGACCAGTACAGGGAGCTTGTGGGGCTGATGGACGAATGAGCCTGACGGCCTGGATCGCCGGGAAAATCATTGACCGGCAGTATAACAAAATTCTGAAAGGAATGGAGGTAAACACCATGACTTACAAGCTGATGAAGCGGATCATCGAGAACGGCATCAAGAAGGGCAATCTTGACCGCGAATCCACCATGCAGAAGCTCGACGTTTTCCTGATGGCTGACCGCATCACCGTGGAGGAGTACCAGGAACTCGTCGAAATGATGGAGGAGGGCGGCACGGATGAATAACAGCCCTCTTGAATTTCTGGCGAAGAAGTACGGTAACGTCGTGAAGTACGACGCGGACGGCAACGTGGCCGGTATCTTCGTCAAATTTCCCAAAATGAAAAGCTCCGACCTGGTGGCGGGGCTGCCGGAGCACACGCACCCGGCCTTTATCATCAACGGCGTGGAGCAGGATTACATTCTGCTTGGCAAGTACAAGGGCGGCGAGAACGGCGTTTCCGGCGGCGCGCTGGTGAGCCTGCCGAACATCAACCCGGCCCGGAGCCTGGGCGCGGATCAATGCCTTTCCCGCATGAAGCTGGCTGGCCCCGGCATTACCGGCATGACCTGTGCGGACTACGGCTTTATCAAGCTGCTGGCGCAGAAGAACGGCTGGAAGCCGCACGGAAATACCGCCTGGGGGCAGGCGCGCCAGGACGCGAGCGCCTGGGAAACCGGCAAAGCGCTGACCGTGAACACGGAAAGAGCTTACAACGGGTACGTCTACAAGTGCCTGATTGCCCACACCACGGCGGCGGAACTGCGGCCCGACCTGGCCCCGACCTATTGGGAGAGGGGCAAGTTTGTGGGCGGCATCAGCAACGACGGCACGCCCGACGCGGCCCATCAGACCGGCTATCGGACGCTGAACGGCACCGGCCCGCTGGACTGGTATCTGGGCAGCGACCCGGCCCTGCTGGCGGACATCATCGGCTCCAGCCTGGAACAGCAGTACGGCTACCGCATCGTGGACTGTGAGCTGCAAATCCTGGAGAACAACAACGCCGCCGACCCGGACGCCGACCTGTCCGCTTCTTCCGCCGCGTGGCGCGCGATCCTGCCGAACAACAGCGACAACGGCTATACCCTCGTCGCCCCTGGCACGGCGGGTACGCTCCATTGGAACTGGCTGAATGGGCATATCACCCTGGACACGCAATGCGACGACCTGACCGTGGGCATCAAGGGCGAGAGTTTCAGCACGGTTGCGGTGAATACCACGCGCCTGCCTTATGTGCCGAGCATTGTTTACGAGCTGGGCCTTATCAAGACCGGCGCGGGCGACGACACCCCCGGCTATTACTACGTCAACTTCGTGGCGGGCGAGCGCTTCCCCCGTCGCGGCGGCAACTACCGCAACGGCAGCAGCGCGGGGCTTGGCTTTGTCCATGCCTACGACGAGCGCGGCCTCGCCGACGCCGGCTATGGGTGCCGCCCCCGCTCCCTCTGAACCCCTGGAAACTGAATACTGAACCCCTGACCGGGGCCGCCCGATAGGGCGTGCCCCATCAACCCTTTTCCCCGTTATCACGCGCGCGTTAATAGTTTCCATGACGCGCGCGTGATGGGGAATAAAATCCGCCGGACGGAGAGAATGATATGCCGGAATTTAAGTACGACAAGAGCAATCCGGGGCCATGCTGCCAGAAAATCGACGACATGATCCAATACGCGCGCCCCATCGTGGAGCGCTGGCCGGCTGACCGCCGACCAGTACAGGGAGCTTGTGGGGCTGATGGACGAATGAGCCTGACGGCCTGGATCGCCGGGAAAATCATTGACCGGCAGTATAACAAAATTCTGAAAGGAATGGAGGTAAACACCATGACTTACAAGCTGATGAAGCGGATCATCGAGAACGGCATCAAGAAGGGCAATCTTGACCGCGAATCCACCATGCAGAAGCTCGACGTTTTCCTGATGGCTGACCGCATCACCGTGGAGGAGTACCAGGAACTCGTCGAAATGATGGAGGAGGGCGGCACGGATGAATAACAGCCCTCTTGAATTTCTGGCGAAGAAGTACGGTAACGTCGTGAAGTACGACGCGGACGGCAACGTGGCCGGTATCTTCGTCAAATTTCCCAAAATGAAAAGCTCCGACCTGGTGGCGGGGCTGCCGGAGCACACGCACCCGGCCTTTATCATCAACGGCGTGGAGCAGGATTACATTCTGCTTGGCAAGTACAAGGGCGGCGAGAACGGCGTTTCCGGCGGCGCGCTGGTGAGCCTGCCGAACATCAACCCGGCCCGGAGCCTGGGCGCGGATCAATGCCTTTCCCGCATGAAGCTGGCTGGCCCCGGCATTACCGGCATGACCTGTGCGGACTACGGCTTTATCAAGCTGCTGGCGCAGAAGAACGGCTGGAAGCCGCACGGAAATACCGCCTGGGGGCAGGCGCGCCAGGACGCGAGCGCCTGGGAAACCGGCAAAGCGCTGACCGTGAACACGGAAAGAGCTTACAACGGGTACGTCTACAAGTGCCTGATTGCCCACACCACGGCGGCGGAACTGCGGCCCGACCTGGCCCCGACCTATTGGGAGAGGGGCAAGTTTGTGGGCGGCATCAGCAACGACGGCACGCCCGACGCGGCCCATCAGACCGGCTATCGGACGCTGAACGGCACCGGCCCGCTGGACTGGTATCTGGGCAGCGACCCGGCCCTGCTGGCGGACATCATCGGCTCCAGCCTGGAACAGCAGTACGGCTACCGCATCGTGGACTGTGAGCTGCAAATCCTGGAGAACAACAACGCCGCCGACCCGGACGCCGACCTGTCCGCTTCTTCCGCCGCGTGGCGCGCGATCCTGCCGAACAACAGCGACAACGGCTATACCCTCGTCGCCCCTGGCACGGCGGGTACGCTCCATTGGAACTGGCTGAATGGGCATATCACCCTGGACACGCAATGCGACGACCTGACCGTGGGCATCAAGGGCGAGAGTTTCAGCACGGTTGCGGTGAATACCACGCGCCTGCCTTATGTGCCGAGCATTGTTTACGAGCTGGGCCTTATCAAGACCGGCGCGGGCGACGACACCCCCGGCTATTACTACGTCAACTTCGTGGCGGGCGAGCGCTTCCCCCGTCGCGGCGGCAACTACCGCAACGGCAGCAGCGCGGGGCTTGGCTTTGTCCATGCCTACGACGAGCGCGGCCTCGCCGACGCCGGCTATGGGTGCCGCCCCCGCTCCCTCTGAACCCCTGGAAACTGAATACTGAACCCCTGACCGGGGCCGCCCGATAGGGCGTGCCCCATCAACCCTTTTCCCCGTTATCACGCGCGCGTTAATAGTTTCCATGACGCGCGCGTGATGGGGAATAAAATCCGCCGGACGGAGAGAATGATATGCCGGAATTTAAGTACGACAAGAGCAATCCGGGGCCATGCTGCCAGAAAATCGACGACATGATCCAATACGCGCGCCCCATCGTGGAGCGCTGGCCGAGCTTCCATAAGCGGAGCCTGGGCGTGGACATCATGCAGGAAATGTACACGATGCTGCGGCTGGCGACAAAGGCCCGCCTGCGGTACATGAACAAAAGCACGCTGGCCGACCTGGACACCAGCAAGGCCGTGCTGGACATCTTCATCCAGCAGGCGAACAAGATCATTTTCACGGACAAGAGCGGAAAAACAAGGCGATTGCTCACGGATCAGAGCTATGGCGAATGGTCAAAGAAGATTGACGAGATCGGGGCTTTGATCGGCGGCTGGATGAATAGCGTATCTGGCCGCAAGAGTGGCGATAGCAGAGGGAACGCGCCGTGATTTGGACGGTCTGAATCCATGCGTTCTTTAGCGCTTCCCCCGTCGCGGCGGCAACTACAACAACGGCAGCAACGCGGGGCTTGGCTATGTCAATGCCAACAACGAGCGCGGCAACGCCAACAACAACTATGGGTGCCGCCCCCGCTCCCAGCATATATTACGCGCCGCGAGATTACGAATCAGCGGCCATCCGCTGATGGGAGGGGTGCGTTTCCTCGGCCCGAAGGGGCTAAACAAAAATCCTGACGCGCTGCGGCAAGAACGCTCCGCAGGGAACGCGCGGCAGGAATCGCCGCGAAGCGCCCGGAAGGGCAACGGGTTACGGCTGTCCGCAGCATACCCTAAAGCGATTTTAGGGTATTACAGCCTATGCCTGACGGAACACGTCACGCGCGGCAGTTCACAGGGAGGGGTGAATGTTTTGGAAGGGCTGCACAATCTAAAAGACCGCATCTGTGATTTTGAAAACCTGATGGGCGCTTACCGGGACGCCGCAAAGGGTAAACGGTATCGCAATGAGGTTTTGGACTTTTCTTTCAACCTGGGCGCGAATCTGCACCAGATACAGAAAGAGCTACTGGATATGACCTACAAGGTGGGGCCATATCGGGAATTTTATGTACGCTACCCGAAGCCGAGGCTCGTCATGGCGCTGGGTTTTCGGGATCGCGTTGTGCAATGGGCCATTTACCGGCAAATCAACCCATATCTGGACAAGCGATATATCACGCACAGCTACGGGTGCCGGAAGGGCAAAGGAACGCTGCCAGCGGCGGAGTGCCTGCAAAACTGGCAGCAGAAGATCAGCCGGAAGCCGGACGCGGACGAATGGTATCTTATCAAGGGCGACATCAGCAAATACTTTTACCGGGTTGAACACGGGAAGGTGCTGAATACCTACGACGAGGTATCAGACGACGTCTGGTTTCGCTGGCTTATGCGGACGATCATCAATAACCCGGACGTGCCTTTCGGCCTGCCTCCGGGGATGAAGCCGGATGATTGCCCGCGATGGCGGCGGCTCTATGATGTGGGTATGCCCATCGGCAACCTGACGAGCCAGGAAACGGCCAACCTGTTTCTGGACAAGCTGGATCAATTCATCAAGCGCACGCTGAAAGTACACTACTATGTGCGCTATATGGACGATTTCTGCATTCTCGTCAAGGGCAAGGAGAACGCAAAGCGAATATTCGCCGCCATCGAAACCTTCCTTCGGGACGAGCTGCTGCTTGACATCAGCCCGAAAAGTCGAATCCAAAAGGCGACGGCCCCGGTTGAGTTCGTGGGCTATCTGCTGACGCCACACGGCATCCGCATGAGGCGAAAGACCACGACGCACATCAAGCGGAGCCTGCGCTTCATCATGGCGGCCTTTGCCGCATGGCAAATCAGCTATGACGCGGCGATGGAAAGCGTGATCTGCTATATCGGGATGTGCAAGCATTGTAACGGTCACAACATGATCCGCTGGATCGAGGAACACTTTGTACTTCAAAGGTGCGACAATATGAATATTGAGAGCGATCAGCCGCCGGGGAGGCGGCATTTTTATACCATCCAGGAGCAGGAGGACGGCACGGTGGACGTGTATCTGCGGCCCCATGTGCTGCCCCTGACGACGGAGGACGGCGCGACAGACTACGACGTGGAAATGCTCGTTGTGCGAGGCGTGGAGCCGTTCGACGGGATGGAGGAGGACATCAGGGCGCGCTATGACGACTGGTGCGCCAGCGCGGAGGTGGTCTATTTATGAAATTGCCGCGTGAACTGCTGGAAGCAGCGATCTTTATAGGGGCGCTGGCCCTTTTATTTATTCTTTTCAGCGTGGTTTGCATTGTCGGCATCGCATGGACGCACTATCCGCACGGAATACGACGAAAGCGCAAAAAGGAGGATAAGGCGTGAAAAAGATTGCAGACATCAGCCATTATCAGGGGGCTATCGACTGGAGCAAGGCAAGGGACGATCTGGAGATGGCGATTTTCCGCGCCAGCGTCGGCAGCAACGCGGACAAGCGCTATCTTGAATACACGGAAGCCTGCGGGATTCCCTACGGCGCGTATCACTACGTCAAGGCCGGAACCGCCGAGGCGGCCAGAACGGAAGCCCGGTTCTTCGTGGAGTGCGCAAACAAGGCAAAGCACAGGCCGCTTTTCTACATCGCGGACATCGAATACAGCGCGCAAACGGCGACGACCACCGAGGCCGTATGCGTCGCTTTCCTGGAGGAGCTGCGGAAGCTGGGCTGTGAAAAGATCGGCCTGTACATCAACACCCGCTACAAATGGGCGGGAAAGGCAATCTCCCTTTGCGACATCATGTGGATTCCGCATTGGGGGAAGAACGACGGCAGCGTGCCCGCGAAATCCTACGCGCCGAAATACTACTGCGATCTTTGGCAATACACCAGCAAGGGCCGCGTAAACGGGATCAGCGGCAACGTGGATTTGGATATGCTCTACGGCGACAAGCCGCTGGAATGGTTCACCCAGGAGGCGGAGGACACCGAGGAAACCGAGGACAACACCGACGAAAACGAGGAGGCGGGAAACATGGGATTTGACCGGCAGAAGGTAATCGACATCGCTTTGGCCGAGGAGGGCTATCTGGAAAAGGCCAGCAACAAAGACCTGGACAGCAAGACGGGGAACGCGGGCAAGAAGAACTACACCAAGTACGCCCGCGACATGGACGCCATTCCCGGATTCTACAACGGCAGGAAGCAGGGCGTCGCCTGGTGCGACGTGTTTGTGGACTGGTGCTTCGTGCAGGCTTACGGCGTGGACGACGGGCGCGCGCTGCTGTGCCAGCCGACGAAAAGCTGCGGGGCCGGATGCAAATACAGCCGCCAGTATTACAAGGCCAAGGGCAGGCTATTTGAAAGCCCGGAACCCGGCGACCAGATTTTCTTCTATCCGGCGGACGGGATCGGCGGCAGCGCCATTTCCCACACCGGCCTTGTGTACAAGGTGGATAACTCCTATGTGTACACCGTGGAGGGCAATACCAGCACCGCGAGCGGCGTTGTCGCCAACGGCGGAGGCGTCGCCAAGAAGAAATACAAGCTCAACTATAACCGTATCGCAGGGTACGGACGCCCCAACTATTCCGCAGGCACCACCATCCAGCCGACACCCACCCAGCCAGAACCCGACAAGCCGGAAACCGGCGAGGAACCGAAGGGAAAGACGGTTGTCGTGACCGCGAGCAGCGTCAATGTGCGCGTAGGCAATGGCACGAACTTTAGCCGGATTACCGCAGTTTCCAAGGGCACGATGCTGGAATGGGTGGCGACCGCAGAAAACGGCTGGCACGCGGTGGTGTACAAGAAGCAAGTCGCCTGGATCAGCGGCAAGTATGCGGAAGTTAGGGGGTGAAATCTATGGACAAGGTGACGCCGGATCAGCTTATGAACACCGTGGTTGTGCTGCTGGCCGTATTCGCGGCAATCGTCACGGTGGATAAGGTGATCGACATCTTCAAGAAGTGGCGGACGCCCAGCACCGACACGGCGAAGAAGCTCGCCGCCGACAAGATGCGGCTCGACGCCCATGACAAGGCCATCCAGAACTTGCAGGAAAGCAATCAAGTGCTCTGCTCTGGCATAATGGCCCTGTTGGATCATGAGCTGCACAACGGGAACGGGGAGCAGATGCAAAAAGCGCGCGACGACATCATGCACTATTTGCAGGGGAACATCGGCAGGCAGTAAAACCGCGAGCGCTCGCGGTTTTACAACCGGCGGCACGTCCGGCGACGGAGGCAACCGCGCCGCAGGAAATCAAGATGAGGAGGACAGTTCATGAACATTGATCTTACACCTGTATTCCAGGCCATTATCGCGCTGCTTGCGGCGCTTGTGACCTACAAGCTCATTCCGTGGATCAGGAGCAAGACCACGGAAAGCCAGCAGAATAACCTTCGCGCAATGGTGAAGGTGCTCGTTTTCGCGGCGGAACAGCTCTACGGGGCCGGAGAGGGCCACAAGAAGCTGGAATATGTGCGCGAAAAGCTGCTGGAAAATGGATTCGACGTGGACGTGGACGAGATCGAAGCCGCCGTATCTGAATACTTCAATCACGATAAGACGAGGGAGATCACCGTTTCGCAGGCCACGGACGGCGGCATTACGCCGGTTGAGGGCGACGTGATAGCCCCGCTGGAGGATTGGCCGCTGGAAACCATCGCGCTTTTCTGCGAGGACAACGGGATCGACGCGGAGGGCTGCAAGACGAAAGAAGATTACATCCGCGTCATTACCCAGGGAGGCACGAACGAACCGCCCGACACGGCGGAGGAGCCTATCAAGGAATGACAGACGCGCCCCGGCAGGAACGGCCCTTGCCGGGGCTTTCTCTTTTTGACCGTTTATATTTGTCATAATTGAAGGGAGTGAAAACACATGAAGGTTGTACAGCCCATCCGCGATCTGGAGGTATTGCAAAAGTGTTACGACATTGCGCGGGAGCACGACAAGCACAGGAAAACGGGGGAAGTGTGCTGGGAATTGATCTTGCTGATTGGCTTTAATACAAGCCTGCGCGTGAGTGACTTCCGGCGGTTCAAGGTGCAGGATTTGAGGGGCAAGGACTACGCGCAGATACAGGCCAAGAAAACCGGGAAGGAAGCCCGCATACTGATAAACCCCCAGGCGCGGCGGGAGATCAACCGCCTGCTGGCCGGAAGAAAGGCAGACGAGTATATCTTCCAGAGCCGCCAGAAGGACAGCGCTACCCACAAATACCGGCCAATATCGCGGCAGCGGTGCTATCAGATCATCAACCACATAGCCCGCGAGGCTGGCGTAGAGGAGCGGATCGGGTGTCATACGCTGCGAAAGACTTTCGGCTATCACTATTACAAAATGACCGGCGACGTGGTGAGCTTGCAAAGGATATTGTGCCACAGTTACCAGCGGGAAACACTCGTTTACATCGGCGTAATCCAGGAGAATATCGACGAAAGCCTTATGAAGCTGAACATGCTGACGGGAAAGCGGGCGCGGGCATGAGCAGGGGCGACGTGGTGGACAATCCACGCGTAAAGGATTGCCCGGAAAGATCGGCAACGTGTCACGCAGATTGCGAGAAATACGCCCGGTTTGCCGCCTGGTGCGAGAGGCGGAGGAAGGAGCGGGCGGAGGAAAGGGCGCTGAAAGAGGCCGCCACACACGGCATGAAGCGCGCTATGGCGATCAGACAGTACAGGCAGAAGCAAGGCAGGAAGTAAAGAACAGCCCTCGGAGTGATCCGAGGGCGCTCTTTTTATGCCCATTTGCAGGCCGTGGGGGCTTGTGTTTGTCATATCGGGGCATGGTAAAACACAGCATCCAAAACCGGCCCATTTTTTAGCGCATAAAATAGGAAGCGATTTCCTCCGTATGCGTTTAACACAACCTCCTATTATGACAAAGCCAGGAGGGAGCGCGCAGGGCCTCCTGGGGCATAAAAATAACGCGCACCTTTTCGGGAAAGATGCACGTTAGAATGATCGTGGCGCTTTAGCCTTTGCTGCTGCGGGCGATGTCGTCCCGGATCAGACGCTTTACATAGCCCTGGATGTTCTGCTGGGCTTCCAGATGGGCGATAATATCCGCGTCTGTGCGGATATTGAACTTGAACTTGACTTGACGGGTGTTTTCCTTGTCCCACTTCTCGCCAAGAATATTCTTTGCGCGTCGCTGTTCGGGTGTGTTCCCTCTCGGCATGGTGTCGGCCTCCTTTCGATGCCTATATTATAAATTAGTGTACCCCGTTTGTCAACGCGCGGCCCGACGGGATCAGGCGGCCAGCTCGCAGGACAGGACAAAACCGGGATCGGCCATCGCTTCCGCTTCCTGCATGGCGCGCTGCCGGTTCGGGGCCTTGATGGTACAGGTGAACGTGCCGTAACCGGGCAGGCACGCGGCGACGGTGTATGCTTCGCCGACAAAGAAGCGGCGGATGGCATGGGCAATCTTCGCAATGGTGGTGTTGGCTTTCATGGTGTTGGCTCCTTTCAAAATGATTTCGCGGCGTTATATGGTTTCGGATTCTGGCTCATGAATGGCGACGTAGAAATAATCATCGTGCGGGTCGGAAACGGGTTCATAGTTGACACGCCACACAGCATATTGCAGGGCTTCCTGGTGCTCGTCTTGCGGGCAAGTGTACGGGCACGGCTCCAAGGACAGGACGCGGGCGGCGATATACGGGCCGCAGCAGAACGGTTTGCCGATTTCCGGCAATTCATCGACGACAAGGGCAGTTTCGCAGATGTTCGGCGTAATGTGAAAAATCATGGTGTACCTCCTTCTGCCCGCGTATATGCCCACGGGCGGGCTAATTATTGATTACAGCGCTTCGCGGGAAATGATGGCAGCCCTGGCCTCCTCGATGGTC